AGATGAATAATAAAACTTTTCCATTGTTACCTATAAATAATACTTATAAAAAACAACTTTATTTTTATTTCTTACGTATTCAATATTTGAGACAAATCTATAACACTTTTCTCTCAAATTACAATTTTATAAAACAAAATATTTTAGCCACCTCCGCCGATTAACACCAAATCTTTTGATGATGATAATACCGGGTTGTCATAACGCATGGCGTTTGAAATATCTATATCTACTTCTAAAACAGTACTAGGATCCGAAATACGAATAAAATGAAATTTAATCGAATCTGCAGTTGGATGCAATTGTAAAGTATAAATCAATTGACCTAGGGTTCGTTGGTGTTGTAGAGCACCTAATTCTATTTTTTTGTTTTGAATCGTATATGAAAGTACAAGGTCACCTTGTTGTAAATCATTATAAAATGGACTATTTGTCGTATCCATACTTGTAATGATTAGACCTTGTTTAGGGAAACCCGATGGTATTTGGTAATAATTGAATGTGGTAAATGCATTGGGAACATACCAGTTCATACCCAAATACAATTTTTCTGTACGATAGTCAATACCTGTACGTAACACATTGAGAGAAAGTTTTAATGTGTTTAAATTAGCACCACCATTTAATGTTTCACTACCTACAATACCAAACAAAAACAAACCAATAATACGACCTTTGATATTCAATATAGGACTACCCGAATTACCTGCAATGCCTGCTGTATCAATATAAATTGCATCTGGTACATAGGAACCAGAACGTATAGTATGATGACCATCTCGTACTACACCTTTACTAATCGAATCCGTATCTAGACCACCTGGATTACCACATACATAACATGTATCACCAGAATCTGCTTCTGTTGAAGAAAATTGTAAGCAGTATTGTCTATGATTGGTAAAATCGATATTGGTTTGTATTAATGCAATATCGGCAACTCCATCTAAATAAATAAAATTGACATCAATATTATGCCAAGTATTATCAATCGGGTTTGTTACATACAATTGATCCATGATTGTATATGAATTATTTTTTAATACACAATGTGCAGCAGTAAGGAAATATCCTTTCTTTAAATCATTTCCCATTGTAACGAAACCACCTGAACCAACAAATTCACTACTTCCGTTGAGTGTATAAATACTACTACAAGCATTTCCAGTGTTGGGAATATGTATGGTTTCTTCTTTGGATTTTAATCGTTTTACATCGTCTAAAAGACCTGATAATGCAATCTGGGGTTGTCTATCAACATTATTTAAAAAACTTTGAGATGCAATGCGATACATGAATAATAGATCTACAATAATAATATTATACAATTACTATACAAAAAATATAGGAAACTATGTTACCAACATGAAAATATGAAAGCACTTTACCCCAAAACAAGGATCGTCATTTATTGTATCTTAAATAACGAACCTTACTACTCCCCCAAGAAAATGCCCTAAAGTATTCTGGATATTTAGGAGAATCCATATTAAGGATCATCAAAAACGGAAATCTCAATTCTGAAAAACTTTAGGAACTTTTTTAGAAAACTGTTTTAGAAAACTTTTTACCCCAAAACAAGGATCGTCATTTATTGTATCTTAAATAACGATCCTTACTACTCCCCAAGAAAATGCCTAAAGTATTCTGGATATTTAGGAGAATCCATATTAAGGATCATCAAAAACGGAAAATCCCAGATTCTCAATTCTCGATTCTCAATTCTCAATTCTGAAAAACTTTAGGAACTTTTTTAGAAAACTTTTTTTGAAACAACTTTTTAGATTTCATTTTTGAAACACTTTTGTAAAATATGAATTTTAGTGATTTCTCTCAATATAATGCTTCCAATTATTTTTGTAAAGATATTCATTACGAATCAGACAACGATACTGATATCCAAGATTCAGATTGTAGCGTTACCAGTTCAACAATTGACGACCCTTGTCAAAATGGTCGTAAATTAAGATCCAAATATACATATGATTGCAATATTAAGAGTTATTTATGCAATATATGTGATTATTATTGTAAAAAACAGAGTACAATTGCGATGCATTGTTCAATTAAACATGGAGATCAATCATTACATAAATGTAGTGAATGTAAATCCAGTTTCCCGACTAAATCATTACTACAGCAACATCACCGGGTTCATCACAGTAAGGAACTATTATCATGCTTACATCCTAGTTGTACGAAAAAGTTTAAATTACGGTCATCTTTGATATTGCATGTTATGCGCAACCATTTTAAGCAGTATCATGCGTCTTTGTTTTTGTACGACAAGGATACTTTCTTCAAAAAACAAATGGTATGCAATCATTGTAAAAAACGTTATTCAAATAATGCCATTTATTATCATGTTGGTGTTTGTTTCCCTTGCACTCCATTTTACAAAAAGAAAACCAAGGCATTGAAAAAGTAGGTAATTCAACAATATATTATCTACTTTTTATACTAGTGTGGGTGGTGTTTATTCTTGACTACCAATTGTGCCTAAACAAACTGAATACATAATACGTGATTGCAAATATAAAATAAAATAAAGAGTAACAGTACCAATTGTAGTGATTAGCATAGGAGCGGAAACGCCTTTATCATAAAACACTTGGTAACCTAGTACGATCATAGAAAAAACAAAAAATACAAATATGAAAATAGTAATGACCAAGAAAAAGTTACAATAATAAGACTTTTCCAATGGTCCAAACAAATATTTCATTAAATCGTCCATTTTAACAAGTTTTGGTATATATAGTACTTGTAAATATTTTTTATTTTTTCCCAATAAAAAATATTAAATGTGTTTTATTACTATAGTTAATATATAATATGAATGAATCAACAATATGGGATTTAATTGATGTTTATTTCAAAGAGAACTCACATACTTTAGTGAGACATCACATTGATTCCTACAATCAATTCGTAGAAGAAGATATTTCCCAAATATTGAGAGACAACAATCCTGTTAAAGTTCGTTTAAATATGGATGAGGCGATCCAAGATTTTCGTACAAAGTGTGATCTATATTTGGGTGGAAAAGATGGATCACGCGTTTATTTCGGAAAACCAATCATTCGTGATCCAAATAATAATCACTTTATGTACCCTAATGAAGCTAGACTTCGTGAAATGACCTATGCTATGACTATTCATTACGACATTGATGTGGAATATACTCGAATACTAGGCGAAGATGACGTACCTACTGATGTAGATGAAAATGGATACATGACATTTTCCAATATTGGTACAGATAATGAAAACGAAAAGAATGGAAATAAACTAAAAGAAAATCGAACTCCATCTGAAATGGCTAAATTGAGAGAAAATGCTAAAGGGTCTATTACAGGAAATGTACAAGTAGTGAAAATGCGATTGGAAAAGGTTTATCTGGGTAAATTTCCCATAATGGTCCAATCCAATGTTTGTATTTTGAATAACAATCCTAGATTAATGCGTTTTGCTTTAGGAGAATGTAAAAACGACAAGGGAGGGTATTTTATTATTGACGGAAAGGAAAAAGTAGTAGTACCACAAGAGACATTCGGAGACAATATGATCAAAATTACTGAATCATCAGATGATGCTTATTTGTATTCCGTTGATATTAAATCAATCAGTGAAAATTTGTCCAAACCCCGACGTACTTTATCCGTACGCATCATGTCTTCTACTGATTCCAAACCCGCTCTAAATATTGCCGTTTTTATACCCAATGCGGGAGAATATCCCATCCCATTATTTGTAGTATTTCGTGCATTAGGTGTTATTACCGACCGTGATATTATATCATTTTGTACGTTTTGTCACCCAGATGAAATCCCAAATGCATATATTCCGTATTTAGAAGCATGTGTCCATGATGCATCTTCTATAATGACCCAAAATGAAGCCATGGAATATATATCTCGTGTTGTAAAAGGACGTAGTATGTGGCGCGCACATCAAATCATGGCGGATTTCTTTTTACCCCATGTCGGTGAATTGAATTTCATGGAAAAAGCCTATTTTCTAGGGTATTTAGTTAATCGACTGTTATTAGTAGCCAATGGAACCGAACCCCCAACTGATCGTGACAGTTATAAATACAAACGTGTTAGTTTAATTGGACCTTTATTAAAGAACCTTTTTTCGGATTATTATCAGATGCAGTTAAAATACATCAATCTACAGATCGAGACAATACATGTGTATAATACAAAGGCGTATAAAGATGTAGGTGTATTAATCCAGGAAAAATACGATGATATCTTTCAAAAGCGTATGGTAGAAGAGGGTATTCGAAAAGCTTTCAAAGGTAACTGGGGTGCGCACAGTCATACCAAAATAATCGGCGTTTTACAGGATATGAACCGTATTTCACACAATAGTATGATGAATCATTTACGTAAAACGAATTTACCAATGGACTCTAGTTTGAAAATCGTCGCTCCTCGTGTATTACATGGATCACAATGGGGTATTATTGATCCAATTGATACACCAGATGGTGGAAACGTAGGATTACATAAACATTTATCTCTTATGACTCATATTACTACTTCCTTATCGAGAGAACCCATTATTGGATGGATTAAGAAGCATACACCTTTACTTTCTCTCGATCAATGTCATCCAGTTCGTATTGGAAAATTCACCAAGGTACTTGTCAATGGTCATTGGATAGGTGTAATTATGAACCCAATGGAAATGGTAAAAGATATTCGATTACAACGTCGGCATGGATTGATTCCTATTACTATTAGTATTATGTTTGATATTGCACGTAATACAATTTTCATTTCTACAGATGGTGGTCGTATGTCTCGTCCAATTTTTTACAAAGATGAAATTACAAAGCAATATTGTTTCGAAAATAAGCCATTATGGAGTAAAATCGAGGGATTATTAAATAAACGCAGAACTGATTCAAAACTACTTTTATGGAATTCCATTGTCTCGGGATTTCATCCAAAAAAGATTACTAATTACAATCCGTACAAGAATATATTTTATGAATGGAAGGATTTGTACGATGCCAATCCAACAGAAATCAAAAACAATAAATGTTTATTAGAATATTTGGATACACAAGAAACGGAGGGAACACTCATCGCCATGTCCAGCTACGACGTAATCAACAGTAAAAATACACATAGAGATTATACACATTGCGAACTCCATCCTTCTACTACATATGGTATGATGTGCAATTTAATCAACTTTGTAGAACATAATCCAGCCTCGCGTAATTCATTTTCATGTGGTCAAAGTAAGCAAGCCTGTTCTTTGTACAGTACTAATTATCAAGTGCGTATGGATAAAAGCGCTATTATATTAAATCAAGGACAAACACCGTTAATTAAATCACGTTATTTGGAATATATTAACAACGAAGAGAATCCGTATGGAGAAAATGCAATAGTGGCGATTATGTGTTATACTGGCTATAATGTAGAAGACGCGATTCTAATCAACGAAGGTGCCCTTGATAGAGGTCTATTTCGTACTACTTATTTTAATACATATTCTTCACGCGAAGAAAAAGAAATCAGACACCAAGAAGTGGTTACTGAAAAATTATTTTCCAATGTACAATATGCCGAAAATGTAACGGCTAAACGCATTGATCCTGATTTCGATTACAGTTATTTAGATGAAAACGGTTTAATTTTAGAAAATACAGAAGTACATGATAAAATGGTTTTAATTGGTCAGACCGAACGGGTAGATGCGAAAGGAAATGTCCGCGATATTTCCATTATGCCGAAAAAGGGTCAAATGGGATTTGTAGATAAAGTATTATTGACAGAAGGAGAAGAGGGAGAACGTATTGCAAAAGTACGAGTCCGTCATGAACGAATACCAGCAATGGGTGATAAATTTGCATCTCGAGCTGGACAAAAAGGTACAATTGGTATGGTGATACCAGAGGCGGATATGCCTTTTACTAAAGATGGTATTCGTCCGGATATGATAATCAATCCTCATGCATTACCATCAAGAATGACAATTGGTCAAATGATCGAATGTATTTTAGGCAAAGCATGTACCATGCAAGGAACATTTGGTGACTGTACTGCATTTAGTAACAATAAGAATAAAATAACAGTGTTTGGTGAATTGTTGAATAGACACAATTTCCACTCCTCTGGTGATGAGATCATGTACAATGGTATGAATGGAAAACAGTTAGAGGCGTCTATTTTCATCGGTCCTACATATTATATGCGTTTGAAACATATGGTAAAAGACAAGATCAATTACCGTGCGCGTGGTCCTCGTACAAATTTAACCCGACAGCCCGTAAGCGGAAGAGCCAATGATGGTGGTCTTCGTATCGGTGAAATGGAACGTGATGCAGTTATATCACATGGTATGTCTCACTTTTTACAAGAATCAATGATGGAGAGAGCCGATAAATTCCAATTGGCTATTTGTAATCATACTGGTATGGTATCCATATACAACCAGAATCGTGATATTATGATTAGTCCAGGTGTTGATGGTCCGGTTGGTTATAGTGGTTCTCTCCATCATGATGGAGAAATTGAAGTAAAACAAATGACCAAATATGGACGAAATTTCAGTATTGTCCAAGTACCCTATTCATTTAAGTTGCTTATGCAAGAGTTACAAGCAATGCAAATACAAATGCGTATTATTACGGAAGATAATGTAGAACAAATCGCCAATATGAAGCAGTCTCATAATATGAAGTTTTTGTTAAAAGACGAAGGTGCTAAAATCGACATTACGTTGGAAAAAATCAACCAGAAACTACAAAAGGATAAAGCTCCATTAGAAGATGATATTTACAAATTGTTGTCTTCTACAGTAAAAGAAATGAAGAATCCCGAACCTACAGAAGACGATAGTGTATTGGATACCATGATTAAAGAAATCGAAGATGACAAACCCACCAATAGTGCCGATACCGCTGTCAATGACGACGATGATGATGATGATGATGATGATAAAGACCATAACGATCTAAAAATAGAAGCACAGAGCCTGACCGATAATCCTACAATACGTGTAAAACCCGTTGAAGAAATGGAAGAAGGTGAAATGACACCGACACCAATACCAACTACTGGACCAAATATCGATCTTCGTGAAAATGAAGTATTGAGAGAATCGGATAAATATCCAGGCAACTTTTACATATTCAATACTATTACCGGTAAATCAACTTGGATAACCAGCGACGGTGCTAGAATTGGCGAAGATACAAGAACGGCAGTAAGAGGTGGTAATATTAACGATTTACCATTATCAATAGGATCCAATGTCTATATACGCTCTACTACTGGTATAGATGTTGATCCCAAACCTAGACGTTTATGGAAAATAATAAAAACATCACCCGATTTTTATACAGTAAGTACTGACGATTTAGAACATTTACAAACAAAGGATTCGATTCGTTTGGTTCCACCGGAAGATGTTTATATGTACGAAGACGACTTATTAGAAGATTCACCGTACATGAACAGACCTGTGTCTCCCACATATGCACCACCTCATTTACAGACCGAAATACCCAATCCTTCTCTCTATGCAGTTGATCCAAACCAATCATTGGTACATCCTCACTCTACATTACCAATTCAATTCGCACCAGTAATAAAAGTATTCAACCATGGTAATGATATGTCGGTTGTACCCAACCCATCCTCCACTGGTAACCATGAATATGATGAAATCGTAACAAATCCCGATGAAATACCAATAGGGGATGAAAAAGTGTCCGGAACAAATGAAAATGAGGGTGTCGATGTATCGTCCAAATCTCCTATTGATTTTTCCAAATTAATCATAAAAAAAGTATAAAATTGAAAAAAAAATAAATATAGAATGAATTGTATATAGTTCAATACATTCTAAACGAAAAAAGCGAATCCAATATAATTCCTACTACTATAGTATAGATTAAAACCCAATAACCTATATTATTTATTTAAAAAATGAGCGCTCAACATAATTCCAATGTACAGATTTATAAATCGAGACAAAATATATTATCTATTTTAGAGTCGATATATGATTACGATGTAAGTGAATATACTGGTTTCACATTCAATGAGATTGACGCCATGTCGAAAAATGATCAATTGGATATGCTACTAACAAATAAAATGATTGATGATAGACCTGTACAGACCAATAAGACGTATGTCAAATACCACTTAAATTGGTCTTTAAACGAAACTGCTTTACGCCAAATTATTGACGATTTGTATGTATTTAGCAACACATTGACATCATCGGATTGCTTGTTTATTATATACGATGGAGAACCCAATGATACATTGGTAAATACTATAAGTAGTCTGTACAATAATGAAAATCGATTTGTAATTGTCTATAATTTAAAGCGTCTGCAATTCAATATTTTGGAACACAGTTTAGTACCAAAAGTCACTATATTAACGGACGAAGAAGTAGAAGAATTTAAGAAAAGATACAATATAACAACTACATTCAAGACGATGCCTGAAATCTCTAGATTTGATCCACAAGCGCAAGCAATTTGCCTTAGACCCGGTCAAATATGTAAATTTATTCGAAATAGTCCAACGTCATTAGAAACCCCATATTATCGTGTATGTACATAAACCCTTGAAGATTTAAAATCCATATAAAACTAGACATATATAACAAATAGACATAAAATAGAAAAAAATAATAAAATAAAATTGAAATACTTTTGGTTTGTATTTTTGACTTTCAATAATATAAACCATTTTTTCTTACTACTATTCATTACTAAAAGAAGGCAACAATGTATATCAATCACCGAGGTTTAGTTCTTTTAAAATCGCAATTATCACCCGAAGAAATCAATAATATCAAAACTGAATTAACTTTGACACCAAAGAAAAACCACGTATTACCAGTAGAAGAAAAACCGGTAATTACATTTCGTGAAAACGCGCAAAAGTTGTATGTACCTCGTTTTTACGGTTTATCGAAATTCGAGAATCAATTGGATTCAATTGAATACAAAATTCCAGATGGTGATAATATTTCTATACCATTTGTAAATGAATTGAGAGATTATCAAAAGAAAATTGTTTCGATTTATTTTAATCATGTACAATCGGGGTTCGGTGGTGGTATTTTAGAGGTTCCGTGTGGACGTGGGAAAACGATAATGGCGTTGAATATTGCAAGTGTTTTACAAAAAAAGACATTGATCCTAGTACATAAAGAATTCTTAATGAATCAATGGATAGAACGAATACGGGATTTTGTTCCATCAGCAAGAGTCGGTAAAATTCAAGCATCGGTATTTGATATTGAAGATAAGGATATTGTAATTGGTATGATACAGACAATGTACAAAAAGGATTATTCAAGCAATACTTTTGATAGTTTTGGATTGACCATAATAGATGAAGTCCATCGTATTGGATCAGAAGAATTCTCAAAAACGTTGTTTAAAATCAGTACAGCTTATATGCTAGGTATTTCAGCTACAGTAGATAGAAAGGATGGTTTAACGGATATATTGTACATGTATATTGGACCGAAAATTTACTTTGAAGAGCGCAATGATAGTTCAGCGGTCGATGTAAGAGCAGTATTTTACGACTACGAAGACGATTCTTATCGAGAAGAAGCGTTTGATTTTCGAGGTAAAATCAAGTATAGTACAATGATCAGTAAAATAAGTGATTTTCCACCCAGACAACGATTTTTAGTGAAAATATTGAGAGATTTAATAACAGAAAATTCGTCGAAGCAAATTATGGTATTGTCTCATAAACGTGATTTACTGGATTATTTACAAGAAGAAATAGAAAAAGGAGGCTTTGCATCATGTGGTCAATATGTAGGTGGAATGAAACAGCGTGCATTACAAGAAACAGAATCAAAGCAAATTGTACTGGCTACATATGCAATGGCGGCAGAAGCTTTGGATATTAAAACATTGAATACCTTGGTGATGGTTTCACCAAAAACGGATATTATTCAAAGTGTAGGACGGATTTTGCGAACCGAAGGGGCTGGAAAAATCATTGTAGATGTTGTAGATAGTCATGAAGTATTTCAGAACCAATGGAATAAAAGAAAAACGTTTTATCGAAAATCCAATTATTTCATTCGTAAAGTAGGAATCGATAAATACAAAAATATGGAAAATGAGGAACAATATACTACAGTGTATGATCCAATGCTTCAAAAAAGTAAAAAATCGAAAAGTGTCGAGAAAAAAGAGATAAATTCATACCCATTTTAGATTTTTAAGAATTAATTTAATTTACGAATATAATGCCCGCATCGCGTTTTGCATCTACATTTGCAGTTGCAACAGGCTCTTTTTTTCAGTGATTTTTGTTTTTTCATTTTTTTATTTTTACTGGCGGTAATGCGATTTTTGTTGGCGGTAGTTTGTTTTTTTGAATTGCGGCTGCGCCGAACGGTACGCTTCTTTTTTCCTCCCGCCAGTTTGGAATGGTAATTGCTTGGATGAAAACTCCCTAGATTGGTACTGATGCTTTGATGAATCATATATTTTTGGGTATATATTTTCACGAGATTTTTTGTATTGTCGATGGATAAATTTATCAATTGTTGGTACTAATGATTGATTGTATATATTAGTTTCCAATGGTTCGATTGGAATCCATTTTTTAAACTTCCGATTGAATACACATTTTACTGGTATTTTTTTATGTAAATCGACATATTTATCTTCCCGCAAATCCTGGAAATCATCATCATCATCACTTTCTTCAATAATGTCTAAACATTCGCTTTCCGGAATAGAACGAAACAGTCCATTCATCATTCTACTGGTTTTCAAATCGGCTATCAATACATCATCCAGTACAACATCATCTTGTAATTGATAATAATATACGTCAAATGCGACTCCGGCTGTAACATAAAGTACAATAGAAGTAGAATAGATTTGATTGTAAAAACAGAATTTCCAGTCGGGTATAAATTTCTTTCCCAATATTTCACCATTACTGGAAACTGTCGGTAGGATTTTATGAAAATAAGCTGCAGAGTCATTTGATTCATATGGTAATGTGCTTTCGTTTGATAACCAAGGGTTTTTGGTTTGCAATTGATTGCAATACGGCAGGACATTTGTAGTAGACCGTAATTGAATATATTTTAGTTGATAACCCATATTATCTAGCCATTCGCTTGGTAAGACCAACTCTTTTTTGCTTTCTTTCCATGATTTTCCACAAATATTCCACATAATTGTGCTATGAACGCTGCATATTTCTTGTACAAGACCATTTTGTTTAGAAGACATTTTTTGATAAAATTCGCAGTAAGCTTCAAATTTTTTCATCAAAGGTACAGGGAATGGATTTCCAAAACAATGACCTTCAAATTGGTGTATTTCATCTGTAACGAAATAACGTCGTTTTGGACAATCTTCCTCACCGTCAATCCAATATCCGGATAATATTGTACCAAGTGCAAATGATTCGGGAAACCGGAAATTAACAATAAAATGGATATGATCTTGTAATTCGCGGTTTCGTCCTACTTCCACGACACATGCAGTTGGTTCATAATTGATATAACGAAACCATAAATATGCCCGCTTACCTATTGGTACCGCCATTGCTAAATCATAGTCATCGAAATTAGACTTTTTATGAACAGGTATTTCATAAAAAGGTTTTATATAAGTTGGAAATTCGTACAACAAGTCTTTATTGGTTTCGGTACTAATTGATACTTTTGTTATAGATGGTAGATAATCAAGTTCTCCTTCACTTAAACTAATAGAGCTTACAGTACTGGTATCACCTGTATGTATAATCATCGAAACGGAATTATATCTCGTTTGATAGGGTTATTTGTATTTATTCAGTGGTTGTATTTATATGTTTATTTAAATTTCATTATTTTCAATTTTGAATAAAAAATCAGTATTCATACCAATAATTCCGTTTCGACATAGTTCATGAGGTCATCTTCCATATTTTGTTTATTCATGTGTTCTTGTTCTATTTCTTCGACTATATTCTTGTACTTTTCTACTTGCGCATGATATATATTTTTGCTTATTTTTTGCGTATTTTTGTTTTTGACATATTCATAGAGATAATGACCCCCTATTATAATTGCTAAAATAAACAAAAATTGAAAAATAAAATTCATTGTTACTAACTCTTTATAGTATTAGAAATACAATTTTTGAAATTAACTTAAACGCAATCCAAATAATTATTTTAACTCAACAGACCAATAAATCAATAACAAAAGCGCACTTATATACAGTAAAGAAATATGACATATATTGTACTAATTAACAAGAATAGTTCAGTTGTTGAAAAGAAGATTAAAAGTTACGACGAAGAAGAATTGTACAAGAAAGCCGGGTTTAAAAAAGGCGATGGCTTTGTCGTCCAAACCGAATGGAAAGATATTACTGTAAATAAGAAGGTCTATGAAAAGATTCGCATGTATGGTAAAACCAGCGGTAATAACGGTAAAGAGAATAAATATGAATTTCCTCCACCGGTTGATACAACCCTTTGTTTTGGTACAGTTGTTCTTGTTCATACAACCCATAACAATGAAGTCCAAGATTTACGTGTTGATGAATGGAAAACTGTTTATGATCATTTGTACGGTGGTTTTGAAAACCTTGCGGATGACGAAGAGGATGATGAAGAAGAAGAGGAAGAAGAAGAAGAGGAAGAAGAAGTCGATCCCGAAATGTTGACAAAACAAGGGTACAAAAAAGACGGTTTCATAGTAGATGACGATGAAGAAGCAGAAGAAGACGGTGATTTTGAGTATGAATCAGAATTGTCCGAAGATAACTATTTTGACTAAATAGAATACATAAATAAAATAAATAGTAAAATTGAAAAATGAAAATAAATAGTATTCTATTCAATATATTAAAAAAGCCGTATTGTATTATTCTACAACAATGATTGGTACTTTATTTACAGAATCAAAACCATCTATTTTCAGAACCAAAATTGGTAACCACTTTACAACAATATTTAATGATGAAAAATTAGGGAAAAATATTGAAGTTAGTATATATAATTATTCAATACAAGAAGCCAATTATAGGCAAATTATTAAAAAATGGGACAATCCTCAATTTTGTGATATATACAGTGCGCGTTTGAAATCAATATTGTACAATATAAATACAAATAATGTATTGAAAGAGCATATTAAAACCAATCAAATACCCGCAACTCAATTGACTCATTTAACGCATCAAGAAATGAATCCCAGTATATGGAAAGATATGATTGAAATTAAAATAAAACGCGATCGCTCACGCTTCTCGACTAATATTGAGGCTTCTACAGATATGTTTCAATGTAGAAAATGCAAATCAAAAAAATGTACATATTATGAAATGCAAACTCGTAGTGCAGATGAACCGGCTACGATATTCATTACTTGTTTAGATTGCGGTAAAAATTGGAGAAATTAAATTAAAAAATAATGGTTATGTAATTGTATTTGTGTATGTATTTGTGTATATATTTGTTAAAAAAATGTTTTTATAACATTTTTTTCTATTATCTGTTCGTATTTCGTTTATGCTTTTACAGATTAAATGAAATGAATTATTTTAATTTACTATACACTATTATGATTATAGTAGTTCTACTGTATCAGGATCTTTTACACATATTACTTTTATATTACCTTGTAACCATTGTTCATGATAACGATGACATTTTACTAAATAATCTAAAGGTATTTTATCTTCGCCAGTTCTACCTCGTTTTGCTATTCTATTTAAACATTCATCCGGACCTGTATCAATCCACCAAATTGCATCTGCTGAAAAATTGTACAAACCATAATCGCTCATTTTACAATAAATATCATACATACAAGATTCAATATTCCCGTCGTCAAATAACATCTTAGCAAATATATTGCGGTCTGCTTCCAATGATCTCTCCATGACAATAGTCTTGATCTGATTACCGTTTTCTACCGCCATATCAATCGCGTTTTTCAACAGTTCGAATCGTGTATGATAAGCTAATATTTGAAACGGAAAACTATATTTTTTTTGATTTTCATAAAATAATTCCAATAATGTCTTACCATTTTGTTGTATTTTAGTCCAAGTATCAACTGGTTCTTGTAAAAATAATACGTCTGTACGGGAAGCATATCTCATTTTTAGTTTCTCTAAAAATGTCGATTTTCCTGCTCCAATATTTCCTTCTATTGTAATAATACGAGGGCGATTTTGGACTGTCATTCTTTTAGTATAATTCGTTAAATAATTTATAGTGTAATAAAGATTCTTCGGGTTTCGAATGGTTTGTTAGTAGATATATATTGTACAATATAGATTATGTTATTATGATAGAATTTGCCTTTAAAGTTTTTTTCAATTTTACTTTTTTTTGTTTTTTTTGGTATATACATTAACATACATTCTTTTCTTCTCTCGATTATATTTTTCTACATATAAATTGAAAAATATAAATATGAAATGTACATAAACTGATTTGTCTTTCTATTGTAAGATTAAAAAAGTATTATTAAATTATAATTCGAGAGAAAAAAAGGAACTAACAAAATAGAAACATATTCGATGGATATTCGTAATCATGCACAACAAGAACCAAACATTGACGAAAAAGTGTTGGATGAATATATGCGTCTAACTTCTTTGTACCAAGAAAAATATGGAGACAAAACTATTGTCTTATACCAAATTGGCAAATTCTACGAAGTTTATGGTTACAAGCATCCCGATTATGATATTATACAAGGAAGTATAGTAGAAGAATTCGCGGACGTATGCGATCTTAAATTTACCGCTAAAAAAATGACATATCAAAACAAATATCCCGTTTATATGGCAGGTATTCCGGTTGCCCCTTACCAATTGGAAAAATACAAAGGAATATTATTGGAAAACCAATACACCATTGTACTTTACGTAGAAGCTGATGATCAATCTACTAATACTAAACAGAAAAAAATACGTAAATTAGAGGGTGTATATTCACCTGGTACTTATATACCCAATGATACGACGTCGTTTCAATCCAGTACGCATATTGTATGTATTTGGATAAAACAGTACCAACATAAGCAGAAAATGCATTTTGTGATTGGTGTTGCTATATATGATTTAATTACCAACAAGTCTTATATATTCGAATATGAAGTACAAGAAAATAAAGTAGAAATGACTACATTCGACGAATTGGAGCGTATTCTCACCATTTATCGTCCCAAGGAAGTTATTTTAATTAGCGAAATATCGGCTGTAAAAGATTTTATACCATCCTTGCATTCCATGTACGTTCATCAGTACAATACTACAGATAATGTGATCCAAAATGCGGAAAAACAAAAACACTGTGATTATATTTTTAGTCGGTATTTCGATCCTGACGCTTTGTCTCAATGTTTAGAAATTGTAGAATATCCTTTAGCAACACAATCATTTGTAGTTCTACTGAATTTTTTAGAAGAACACAATCCGGTCTTATGCAAAAATATTACTTTACCTGAATGGGAAAGTCGTAACCAATATACGAAATTGGCGAATCATACATTGATTCAACTCAATATATTGGATCAAAATAACAAAAACAAGACATTGTATTCTACTTTTCGAAAACAAACCAAGACTTATTCATCCGTTTATTCTCTACTAGATCGTTGCAAAACGCCAATGGGAAGCCGTTTGATTTATCAACATTTGACTCACCCTACCTATGATGA